CCGGCGGCCGCAGCAACGTCGACAGCGTGCCCATCATGGCTGCCCCCGGCGAGCGCGTTCTGTCCAATCCGGAAGTGGACCAGCTCGGCGGATACCGGGCGATCGACGCCATGCTCGGCAAGGACCGGCCCACCAAGACCGGCGGGAACCCCAGCAGGCAGGAAGAGCGCCGCCGCCAGCAGGGCACCGTGCAGCACTTCGACGAGGGCGGCATCGTCGGCAACATCACCTCCGGCCTCGGCGACGTCGTCGGCAACGTCACCGACTGGGCCAAGGACATCGTCGTCGGCAACCTCAAGACCGTCGCCCAGAAGGCGCTGAGCTCCCTCGTCCGTCCGCTGATCGGCCGCATCCCCAACACCGGCATCGGCAACCTGATGCGCGGCCTGATGAACAAGGGCGTCGACGGGATGATGGGCTGGTTCGGGAAGGAGGACAAGAAAGCCGTCGGCGGCCCCGCCGTACAAAAGGCGTTGTCGTGGGCGAAAACCCAGCACGGCAAGGCGTACCAGTGGGGCGGCAACGGCAACCCCAGCTGGGACTGCTCCGGTCTGGTCTCGGCGATCGAGTCCGTCATCCGCGGGGAGCGGCCGCACCGCCGGTGGGCGACCGGCTCGTTCGTCGGGAACAACGGCCCCGCCGGCTGGGTCCGCAACCTGAACTCCCCCTACATGATCGGCATCACCAACGCTGGTGTCGGCCACACCGCAGGCACCATCGCAGGCGTCAACGTCGAGAGTCGCGGCGGCGACGGTGTCGTCATCGGGAAGCGGGCCCGCTCCTACAAGGACAGCCTGTTCACCAGCCGGTGGGGTTTCGCTCCGGCGGCGAAGTTCGACTCCGGCGGGCTGCTGCAGCCCGGCGCGACGATGGCCGTCAACGCCACCGGCCGGCCCGAGCGGATCCTCGACCCGCAACAGACCGCCATGTTTGAGCAGTTGGTCCGCTCGGGTGGCGGCACGGGTGTGACGGTCACCTTCGGGGACGTCGTCATCAACGACGCTGCGCTGTCCACTCCTGCCGACCGCAGGAAGGTCGTGGGCGCCCTCCTCGGCGAGATCAAGGAAGGCCTCCGCCAGTTCGACAGGGCACGCGCATGAGGAACAAGATTGCCGAGGCTGAGATGCCCGTCCTGGCCAAGGGCGGCGAGATCATCGCGTGCCCGGTGTGCGGGCAGTACGACCGCCTGATTCTGGTCATCGACTCGGACGACTTCACTGAGACGCCCTCGTTCATGAAGTGCGACGACGAACACCAGTGGGCGGAGCCGCGGTTCCCGCGCCGGATGGGCGCCGAGTATCTGGCCCTCGTGGCGGAGACACGGCCCGAGGCCCTCGACTGGTCGGCGATCTCCGGGAATGACTGAGCCCCAGACGGGAGACGCGTACCGGCTGGGGCGTGTGACCCGCCCGCCTTCCTTAAGCCTGGGGTGCGGAAGACGGGCGGGCGCCTGTGTGGGCGGCCAGAGCTACGGGTTGTCGCGGGCCTGCACGTACTCCGCCCACAACCCCTTGGCCGTCTCACAGCGGGCCTCTCCGAACTCGCAGTCGTCGCAGCCCATGGTGTGCGCCGTGAAGTCCCGGTACCGGGCGAACGTGCCGCCGTCCGCGACCGCCTGCAGATGGCCGGGCCCGCCACTGCCTTCGTCCCGGTACTGCCAGCCCACCCCGCTCACGTCCTGCTCCCGCCGGGATGCGGGTGCCGGCGGATCTCGATCTCACAGGTAGTGGCACGCCGCACGTCCCTCTCCCGCTCGGCCTGGGCACGCTGGACGTCGAGGGCGGCGCACACGTCACACCCCCGCGCCGGCCGCGGCGGCCGTGTCGGGTCGGGCAGGGTGATGGGCGGCCCGTCTGTCGTCTGCTGCCTCATTCGGATGCCTCCGTCTCAAGTCGGTGCCCGCCACCAGGCCCGAGCGCGGCGGCGATCAGCGTGGGGTCGTTCAACTGGCCGGAGCCGTCCGGGCGGTGGATCCACAGACGGCCGCACTGATACCAGCCCGTCGGCGGGCAGTGCAGCGGCCAGCCCTCCGGACGCACTCGTACCTGCCGTACGTCCGCGAGATCGTCGGCCGCGTCCGGAGCTATCAGCCACCAGGCCCGCTCGATGCCGGGGTCGGCGAGGACCGGGCCGAGCCGCTCGACCCCGATCCGGTTGACCGCATTCATCGTGTCGAGGAGCCGGGCCTCGACGGCGAGCCAGCGCCTGCCGCTGGCGATCGGTGCGAGCGCCTCCACATTCCACGCCTGGCGTACGAGGTCCGGGTGGGCGGAGGCTTCGGCCAACCAGGCGTCCCCGGCCTCGTACAGGGCCGCTATCCGCGTCGAGGGGATGGTCATGGCCCAGACCGTAGGAGCGGCGGTTGCGGGCCTGCGCGCCGATTGCGCGGGATTGCGCACCGGCTACCGGCGTTGAGGCGGATTGCTCACGTGAGGTCCAGGGACGCCCGTGCACGGGCGATGAGCCGGTGCGCCTGAGGCCCGTTGACGGAGCCCTCGTTGAGGCGGTCCCACACCCTCCCGTACAGCTCGACGTCCTCGGCGGATTCGAGCGTGAACTCCGTGTTGACCGTCTCGACGACGACCCGTTCCTCGTCGAAGATCCAGAACCCGTGTTTCGGGGTGACCCTCAGCTGTATGCCGAACGGCACGATGCCCAGCGACACGGTGCCCATGCCGATCAGCCCGACGAGCCGGTCCAACTGTCCGGCCATCACCTCGACGGGGCACACCAAGGCGTGGAGCGCACCCTCCCAGACCAGGACACGGAAAGACCGGTGCGCCTCGTACAGCACCTCCTGGCGCTTCATACGGGCGCGTACGGCGTCTTCGGTGTCCCGCGGTGACTGCATCAGGTCGGCGTTGTGGATGAGCAGGTGCCGGGCGTAGTCCGGGGTCTGGAACAGCCCGGGGATGACCGTGGCCTCGTAGCCGCGCACGGTGGCCGTACGGCGGTATTCGGCGACGTACCGGTCCTGTACGGCGCGGTGGCCGGAGGAGAGCTGACGGCGCCAAGAGCGCTGCTGCGACTCCAGCCCACGCAACCGGCTGTGGAGATCGGCGACTTCGGCCGGGATGTCGAGGGCCTGAGCCCATGCCTCAAGGTCCGTCGCGGTCGCGGTCTGCTTGCCGTTCTCCAGCCTGCTGACCTTCGATCGCTGCCAGCCCAGTCTCTCGGCGAGGTCTTTGCCCTGGAGGCCGGCCTCGGTGCGCAGCTCGCGCAGCCGCACACCGAGGGCCTCACGGCCAGACTGGAAATCCGTACTCACACGGCTGACGGTACCTGCGCCTGAAACTCCCTGGCAGGCACTGCGTAGTGCCATGCGAGGTCGCGGACCTGGCAGGCGCGCACGACGCTCTCCGCATCCTCCAGGACGTGTACGCCGAGCGTCACGCCCTGGTCGTCGATGACGAACTGCACGACCGTGCGGGCGTCGAAGAGCCAGAAGTCGTACTCCGGCAGTCCGAGCCGTATGGCATCCGTCCGCCACATGTTGCGGATGTCCTCGCCTGCGGCGATGTTGCCGAGCCCGGAGGCGAGCAGGAACCGCTGTCCTTCGGTCGGCGGGTCGTCGACCAGGCGGACGCGCTCGAACCTCTTCCCCTGCTCGGTTTGCTCCTTGGTGCTGAGGCGCCAGGCGTCGAACGGCTCGCTCGCGATGTCCTTGCCCGCTTTCCAGCGCTGCCACTTGGGGCTCTCGCGGTCGGAGGCGTAGCCGCGCTGCGTTTCCAGCCGCCATGCGGTGTGCTCGAAGTCGGTGAAGAGGTGGGTGATCTCGTCGAACGGGATCAGCTCGGGCACGCGGTCTACTCCTTCGCCTGGCGGTCGGTGTCCGGTTCGGGGTCTCGCGGGGCGAAGCGGGTGAGCAGTTCGCGGGGGATCCGCACGAACGTCTCCGAGTCCTTCACGTCCCGCAGCTGCGCGAGGTGGGCGGGGTCGGTCTCCCGCTCGCCCTGGACGAGGATCTCGCCGGTCTCTACGACCTCGTACAGGGTCGGACAGTTGCCGTTGTCCGATGTTGTGCCGATGAACCTGAGCGTCATCTCATCCTCCGTCTGCGCTGGTTGCGGAACCAGCATGCTGGCGATCGTGCGGGGGCGCCCGATGGTTGCGGCAGATTGCGCCGGGCCGATCGGCTGGAGTCGATTGCGCGCACACGGACATGCGAATGGCCCCCGAGGGTGATCCCCGGGGGTCGTCGCTGTACCCCTCTACCCGCACTACCTTGCAGGTCACGAGCCACTACCAGGGCCTCTACCGGGGTAGAGGCCCCCCTCTACATCACGGGCTCTCGACGGGCCCCTCAGAAGGGGTGTCCGTAGTGGGGTCGGTAGAGGGGGTGGCCTCTACCCGCCGTGCCGCGAGGAGTAGTTCCGCCGGCACCGCGGCCTCCAGGTCGGCGCGCCGGTACCCGGCGAGGTTCTTCCCGCCCACCTTCACCTGCCGTGTGGTGCGGTCGACGCCCGCGGCCTCCAGGTCGGCGGCCAGGCGCTCGGCGTCGAGGTCGCCGTACCGGTCCTCGTCGAGGTTCACCAGCCGGTCGAGGAGGTCGACGGTGTGCATGCGGTCGGTGTGCCGCATCACGTCGAGGCAGTCGGAGAGCACCGGGGCGATGGTGATCCCGGCGGTGTCGGCGGCGGCCGTGACGTCACCGAGGGCGTCGCCGGTGAGCTGGCCGTGCTTCTGCCGTAGGGCGCGGCCGCGCTGACACAGCTCCGAGAAGGCGGGGCCGTCGAGGAAGTCGGCGCGGACGGTCACGAAGCTGGCGGGGCCGGTGACCAGGACACCGGTGCCCTTGTGGTCCTCGGACAGGACGGACGCGTCGGCGCCCTGGGCGGCCTTGCCCTTGCCGAGCACCATGTCTGAGCTGGTCTGATCCACAACCTGTGTGCAGTACCGGAGGGTGATGATCTCGCGGAGCTTCGTCGGGACCGAGTCGGCGTCCGGCCTCTGGCTCGCAAAGTTGGAGACGAACCCGGCGGCCGGCCCCCGGCGGGCGATCCTGCACAAGTCGTTGATGACCTGCTCGCGGTCGTCCCTCTCCATCGCGGTGAAGTACTCCTGCAGCTCGTCGATCGTCACGAAGATGACCGGCACGTTGTACTTCTCCACGATCGCCGGGGTGAGCTTGCCCTCGGGGCAGACGGAGACGGGCAGGCCGCGCAGCAACACGAACCGGCGCTCCATCTCGGCAATAAGTTCCTTCAACATCGCCTTCAGCGCCTCGACCGCGTCGTCCTCCGCGCCCATGACCAGGCGGTGGGCTACGGCCTTCATCGGCATCCAGTCGGCGCCTCCCTTGCCGTCGGCGACGTAGTGCCGGACGTAGGCGTCGAGGAGACCGGCCGCGGTCATGAGGCGCTGCGTGAAGGTCTTGCCGCGCCGGGGGAGCCCGCCGAAGAACAAGCTCTGCCACATGATCGGGACGGTGATGCGGTTGCCGCGGGCGTCCTGCCCGAACGGGATCGGCTCCCACACGGTGAACGTCTCGGCCTTGACCAGCGGCGACGGGTTCGGGTCCCCGAGGTAAGGGTCGTCGTCGGCGACCCACATCGACACACGGCCAGCGTGTCCTCCACCGGCGGCACGGACGCGGGCGGCGATGACCTGAATCTCGTCGACCCCCAGCTCGGCGGCGATCGCGGTGCGCTTGGCGAGGACGTCGGCCGCGGTCTTGCCGCCACCGCGGGGGAGGTCGAACACGACGGCCCAGCCGCGCCCGTCCCGCACGGGCCCCATGACGCAGGTGACGCGGGGGCCTTCGTCGTCGCCCTTGCCTGACTTGAGCAGGCCGACGGCGCGCAGGGCGTCGTTGAGCTGCTGGGCGCTCATGTCGACCTTGAGCGGCGGGGTCGGGTTGTCGAGGAGTACCGCGTCCTCGCCGCGGCCCAGGTAGGCGAGAGGGATGGCGGTGGCGGCGAGCATGCCGGCCTGGACGGGGAGCGGCGCGAGATACCAGCCGATGGCGGTGGCGGCGACGGCCGTGGCGGCGGCGCCCCACCTCCAGCGTCGGGCGAGGGTGCGTTCGCGGTGGAGGAGGGCGTAGCGGACGGCGAGGTCGACGTCCTCGGGGCTGACCTTCGTCTGCGCCTTGAGGGCGCGCACGGCGGCGCTCTGGTCGTGCGCGGACAGGGTGGGCCACAGTCCCTTGAGGCCGCGCCACAGTCCCTTGGTGGCCAGCCAGGTCATGCGGAACGTGTACTTGGGGACGCGCAGCAGGTGGTAGCGGGAGTGCCAGGCGCAGAGCCGGCCGAGGGCGACGGTGTTGGCGGTGATCGCCTTCCAGGACCGGGCCCAGGTGGGGAGGATCGGCTGGTCGGGGACGGTGAGCCAGTCGGCAAGCGGGTTGTCCGGGCGGTCGACGGCCTCGACGACATCGGCCTCTACGGGGTCGGTGGGCTCCGGGTCGGGGGCGAACTTGAGGAGGGACACGGCCGGTTCGGCGTGCCCGTTGATGCGCCTGATGGTGTCGGTCATGCTGGCGGTTCCGTCTCTCTGCGGAGGGGCTGGAGCCCGGGGCGGCCGGCGGTTCCTAGGCCGGTGACGGCCGCCTCGGGCATGGTCACTTCTTCTTGCGGCGGGCGGCCTGGCGCTCGATCCGCTCGACCTTGCGCTGCAGGTCGGAGATGTCGACGCCCTCGCCGGCCATTCCGCGCTTCGCCATACGGGCGACCAGGACGCCGATGCGGGCCTTCTCGCCGAAGGTGAGGTCGGCGGCGGTGACGTCGTCAGCCATCGGTGCGCTCCGTCTCGGGCAGGAGTGCGGCGACCGCGGCGTGGGCCTGGGAGGCGTCCGACCATGCGGTGCTGGCGGCGGCGAGGTTCTGGACGAGGCTGCGCTTGTCGGGGTGGTTGGCGGCCCTCTCGGTCTCCTTGGCGAGGTCGGCCGCACGGGTGGCGGCCTGGGCGGCGAGGGTGATCTGTTCCTGGCGGCTGGTCACGGGATCCTCCGTGGGTTACGGGCTCGGCTGGTCCGGCCCCACCGCACCCCCGCAGGTGTCCTGTTTCAGGACGCCTAGCGGAGGACGGAAGGGCAGGTCAGCGGCCCTTGCGCTGCATGTCGCGCCACATGTCCCGCAGGACGAGGACGACGATCGCGGCGACGCCGCCGAGGATGGCCAGCGCGAGGGAGGCGAACGCCAGCCCGATGGAGCCGACGCACACCGCGCACGCGATGCCGATCCACTCGCCGGTGCTGCGGCGGGCCTTGCTGTGGTCGTGCTGGCACTGCTGCGCCGGCGCCTGGGCCTGCTGCTGGGTGGCGAGCCTCGCCAGCTCCATCGCGGCCACGGCCAGCTGCACGGCGGCCGTGTCGGTCTCTGCGGCGCGGACCGCCTGCTCGGCCTTGTCGAGGGCGTCGCTCATCGCGTCCACCTCCCGGGCCGGGTGAGGTACGGGCGGGCGAGGAGACCGGCGGCGAACGCCAGGATGACCGGCTGGGCAACCACGGTCGTTACGGCCGTGGACGGTACACCGAGTGGCAACCCGAGGAGCAGCCAGAGCACCCCGAGGACGGCACCGTAAGCGATCGGCTTCATGATCCGGCCTCCCCGGGGACGAGGCACACGCTGACCACTTCGCGGCGCAGTTCGGCCGCTTCACGACGGCTCAGGCCGTACTCCTCGCGGAGCCGGTCGATGGTCACCTGCCGTCCGGTGGAGGCGACCAGCTCACGGTTGAGCTTCGAGGCCCGTCGCCGCAGTTCGGACGGGGTGAGGGCGACGACCTGGGTTACCACTTCTCGGGGGGTGTCAGCGGGTACCGCGCTGGTCACCTTCTCGGCCTCGTCGTGGTCGTCGGCCGGGTCCCCGCCGCCGAGGTCGGGTGACCACTCGTCGTACGGGTCGGTGACCGGCTCCGGCTCGCCGGGGGTGGGCCAGTCGATGTATCCGTTCGTGCTGCCGGAGGGCATGTACTGCTGGCGCGAGTGGTCGAACACGAACGTCTTCTTCGGGGCGGGGAGCGCCACCAGCGGCAGCATCCGGGCACCAGCCGGGACCACCTCCAGTGCCTCCGGGAGGGCGCGCGGCTGGTCGTCGTCGACGCGCTCCACGGTCACCTCGGCGGCCTGCTCGCCGCCAGGGGTACGCGCCAGTGCGTACCCCTTCTCGTCGTCTCCGGCGAGGGCCTGGTGGATCTGCCGCATCAGCGCACCGAACGCGAGGAGCGCGGCCGTGGGCGGCACGGCGGCGACCACGTAGTCGAGGGGCTCGGCGCTCCCGCCGACACCGGCCACGTTCAACGCGATCGACGAGCCGGAGCCGACGACCGTAAGCCCGATCGCCCACGGGTCGGCCTTGCCCGCGAGCGCGGCCCGCAGCATGAGCAGCTCCCCGGCGACGATGAACAGGTCCAGGGTCGCGGGCCACGCCCACGCCCGGACTTCCTTGCCGCGCATGCCGTGGTCGAGGGCGACCTCCGCCAGGTGCGCGTACGACAGCCAGAACGCGGCCGCGGTGAGGGCGACGATGACGAGGCCGGCCGTGATGGCGAGGGCCCGTGAGGGGTTGCGGATCATTCGCCCACCTCCGGGGCGGCGGCGCGTACGACGAGGTGCGCGCAGAGCTGGACGCCTTCACGGTCACGGCGCTCGTTCGCGACGAGCAGCGCGGCCATCAGGGCGGGGACGGGCGGGAGCCGCCGGCCGGACCGGGCGGCCGCGCGGATGGCGGCCGCCTCGGTCGGGCGGGCGATACGGGAACGGCCGGCCATCAGTCGTCGTCCAACGGCTTGCACGGGTCCTCGTCCTTGCCCTCGCGGCACCAGTCGCACCAGGTGACGACGTTCACCGGACCTCACCCCCGGCGAGAACCGTGGCGAGCTGGTCGGCGAGGTCGCGCAGCTGGTCGGCGTAGCCGTCGAGGGCGGCGGCCAGGCCGTACAGGTGGACCGGGTCGAGGGTGCGGCCGATGACGGACACGGACACGCCGGGCGTACGGCCGCCGAGCTGCTGGCTGGCGTCCCCGGCGAACGGGGACTGAACGAGGCCGGCGGCGGTGATGTGCTGGCCGTGGAAGGCGAGCACGATGTCCGGGCCGCTGTGGAGGATGTCGGCGCGGTAGCCGTCGGGCCGGTGGTCGGCGTGGCCCACGCACCAGGCCGGGCACGTCAGGGTGACGGGGCCGTCGAGGGTGGGCAGCGTGATCAGGCGGGGCTCGGTCACTGGTCGTTGCCCTTCCTCGGGTAGCCGTGGCCGGCGGGCGGATAGACGGGGACGGTCCGGTCGGTGAGCAGGCCCTCCATCACGACCGCCTCGAAGTCGGCACCGAGGTGCGTGTCCGGCTCGTACCGGAACGCGCGGTCGGAGGCGTCGAGGAGCCGGGCGGTGCGGGCGTTGTCGTCAGCGCGGGTCTCGTAGCGCTTCACCGATCTTCACCCCAGTGCCGGTATCCGGTGGGCGGCTGCTCGGCGAGACGGGCGCGGAGGTAGTCCGCGGACCAGCCAGGGTCGTCGCCGTGGAGGACGCCCCGCAGTGCGAGTACGGCGTCCATGACGCGGTCCTTCAGGATCTGGTCGTGGGCCTGGACGTCACCGCCGGTCGCGGGTGCCGGGATGTCGAGGGCTTCGAGGACGGCCGTGAGCAGGTCGAGATGGGCCGGGGGCAGGGCCCCCACCACGCGGGTGGGGGCCTGCTCGGCGGGGGTGCCGGTCACTCGGAGTCTCCGGCCTGCTCGGCGAGCTCACGGATCCGGGCGGGCGCGGCGAGCGCGTCCCTGCGGATGATGTGCGGGTCCGCTCCCTGCTGCAGGGCGCCGGCGAGGTAGTCGAACAGGTAGCTGTACCCGTCGCCCGCTTCGGCGCGGGCGTACTCGACGGCGGTGAACGCCCACAGCCGGTCGGCGACGGCGGCCCGCATGGTCTCGGCGAACTCCAGATCGGCGCCCGCGAACTTCTCCGGCAGCTTGGGCGCGATGGCGTCCCAGGTTTCGGCGATGGCGTCGCACATGTCGTCGAGGCGGGCGGCCGGGTCGGGGCTGGCGGCGGCCAGCTTGTAGCCGTACTGGGCGATGTAGAGGGCGGCGGCGAGGGCGGTGGTGCGCTGGTCGGCGTCGGCGGGCGTGTCGAAGCGGGGGTGGGTCAGGTCGACCTTGACGCGGGGACGGGCGTTGGTCACGCAGCCGGCGGTGTCGGCGAGGAGTCCGGCGTGGATACGGATGGAGTTCGTCATGGTGATCGGTCCCCTCGGGTCTCAGACGGTGGCGAGTTCGGCGACGGCGGTGGTGGTGTCGGCCGGGACGATCTCGGCGCGGCGGACCTTGAGCGAGGGGGCGTTGGACTTCATGGGGACGGGGCCGAGGCCGTTGGCCTTGAAGATGGCGCGGATCTGGTCGAGGTCGGCGGTCTGCCGGGAGGAGGTGACGCGCTCGACGATCCACGTGCCGTACGTGCCGGCGGGGAGGCGGTCCAGGACCTTGCGGGCGGCCCTCTTGGCGCGGTCGGCGCGGCGGGCGTTGTCGTTGGCGAGGTCGAGGCTGAGGGCGGCGCGCTCGATGGTGGCCAGCTCGGGCATCTCGTCGGCGCTGTAGGTGTCGGCCGGGTCCGGGGCCTCGACGACCTCGGGGGTGGTGGTCTGCTCGACGAGCGTCGACGGGGCGACGACGGAGCGGACGGCGTCGGCGACGAGGCCGAACGCGCTACGCACGGTACGAACCGTGCGGGGGGACGTGAGAAGGTTCAGCATCGGGTTCTCCTGTTGACGCAGGTGGATCCGTAGGCCCTCGTTCGGTGCTCCAACACCGGCGGGGGCCGCTTGCGTTGTCGTCCGGTTTCCCTTCCGACACCTCCACTCTAGGGAACATCGTGTTCCCTGTCAAAGGGTTCCGACCTAGCAATCTTCATCGATCTTAAGTAACGTCATGTTCCATGACTGCGAATGGAACACTAGGTGTCATGGATAAGCGATCTTTGGAGCACATCGCGCGCCGGTTCAGGGAGGCCGAGACGCGGGCGGACATCCTTCGCAAGGAGCTGGCTGCAGCCATCCGGCAGGCGGACGGCGACGCCATCCCGCAGAAGGACATCTGCGAGGCGACCGGCTACACCCGCCAGCAAGTCCGGCGCATCGTCCTCGCCGGCGAGGACGAGACGGCCGCGGACTCCTGAGGGACGGCCGTCTCACACACATCTCACAGACCCACCGAAGAGCGCAGGTCGGAACGCATCCGACCTGCGCTCTCTGGACTGTATGGACGGTGCGGACCCGGTATGGACGCCGGGTAAACTCCGTACACTGTTCTACGTCTTCACTCATCTTCCCTGGTCAGACTAGGTTCATGGTGGATCCTGAGGGATCGTTTCTCACAATCTCTCACATCGGGCTCCCAGAAGCGCCTCCATGGAAGCTGTCCCACGCCGCAGCAGCGGCCCGCATGTCATCCGGCGCGACGTGCACGTACTTCCGCTTGGTGAAGCTCGCGTTCGCATGGCCGGCCCAAGCGGCAAGGACGACATCGGGTACGCCGTTCACGGCCAGGTAACTGAGGCAGGAGTGACGGGCGTCGTAGAGCCGAACCTGGCGCAGACCCAGCCGACGCATGGCCCGGTACGCATGCTCGCGCAACTGCCGAGTGTTGAGCGCGATGCCCAGCTCGTCGACAACGACGTACCCCGCGTCGGTGTACCCCTCCCCTGCGGCCAGCTTCTCGCGGGCCTGCTGCGCCCGGAACCGCTTCAGCGCGTCCAGCGCCTTCGAGGGCAACGGAAGCACCCGCTCACCGGCCGCAGTCTTGGCGTCTTTCTCAAGGACACGGACGTTGCCGACCATCGTGCGGGTGTTGACCATCTCCAGCGTGCCGAGCTGCAAGTCGAGATCCGCCCAGCGCTGGCCGCACACTTCAGCCGGCCGAAGCCCCATCAAACTGAGCAGCAGCGGCGCGTACAGCCGGTCGTCCTCGATGCCCTTGATGAACCGCTGGACCTCGTCGACGGTCCACGGCTTGGGCCGATCCCGCTCGCGCTTGTCGGTCTTCTTGTCCGCTAGGGCCACCCGGACGTGTATGGCCGGACTCACGGCGATGAGCTTGCGTACGACGGCCCGGCTCAGCGCCTCGCGTAGGCGGGTAAGGATCCCCTCCACGGTAGACACCGCGAGGCGCGAGCCGGGCTCGCCGCCCTTGCGGCGACCAGTGGCTACGAGTCCGTCAATGAAGTCGCGGACCTGATCCTCGGTAAGTTCCTGCAGGCGGACGTGCCCAAGGCGGTCGTAGACGTGCACGAGGGCGAGCCGGTACGTGCGAATCGTCGTCTCCTCGACGTCCCGCTGCTTGAACTCAAGCCAGGCATCCAGCCATTCCCCCAGTGTGATTTTGGTGGGGGCGATCAGTGTTCCGGCCGACCGCTGGTGCTGGATACGGTCGCGTTCGGCGGTGACCTCGGTTTTCGTGTCTCTGGTGATTGTGAGCTGGACGCGCTTGCCGTTCTCGTTCCGGCCGGCGTCGACCACGGTCCGATAGCGGGTCTTGCCGTTCCGCAGGACGACCTTCTTGATCTCGGCCATGCCCTCCCCCTCTCTGCCCTAGCCCGCCCGCCCCTTCCGGGCTGGCGGGAGAAATCCTCGACGTCGAGCTTCGAAGATCCATCGGTGAACTGTCGCCGTGGGCACACCAGCCTCTTCGGCCAGCACCTTGGCTGGCGCAGAAGTCTCACGAACGACGTCGTTGTAGACCTCGGCGACCTTGCGATAGAAGTCGTCGGGATCGCTCCCGTCAGGACGCGCGAGCGCTTCCCGCTGCGGGGGCCGCGGCTCGCTCAGTGGAAGACTCGGCCGACTCTCGCGCGCGAAATATGCAGTCAGAGCATCATCCAGCTGCGCGAATTCCGCTCGGTATGACGGCATCCACGTAGGACGGTCTTCCGCCATGCCCATCTGTTTCGCAAGCAGCGCCGAGCCAACACCACGCGTGTTGAGCAATGACTCGATGCGGGAAATAGGAATCGACTTCAGCGTGGTCGAGTCCAATGCATCGCCCACCACTACGAGGTTCGCGACGACCCAGCGTCCATCCTTCTCGGCCACCTTGATCAGGATGCGGGGCGCGATGTCAGGGATGGTGATCTCGGCCCATCCCGGGGCGCCGGTTTCTTGGACAAGCATGCGGCCCACCGTAGGGATACGCGGGTGTCCGCACAAGTCCACCACGGTCTAGCGAGTAAGTTGTCAGACTTGCGCGGGAGACCCATGGCGTGATTGAGTTCCCGAGAGGCCGCGTAAGTTTCGCGGCTCTTCGGGATCAAGGGGAACCCATGTCAGAAGACACTCAGCTCCTTCTGTCACCGGAGCGTGCCGCAGACCGGATGGACGTGGGGCGGTCGAAGATCTTCGAGCTCATGGCCACGGGTGAGCTGGAGTCCGTACGCATCGGCCGCTCTCGCCGCATCCCTCTCGATGCGTTGAAGGCGTACATCGAGCGGCTCCGTGGTGAGCAGCAAACGCGGGCCGTTTCATGAGTGCAGCGCCCACCCTCGACGAGGTGAAGACGTGGCCAGCCACGGTCGGCGTACCGGAGGCCGCCCGCGCCATCGGCGTCAGCAAGAGCCACCTGTACGACCTGGTTAAGCGCGGCGAGGCCCCGGTCAAAGTCCTCAGCTTCGGCGCTCGACACAGGATCGTGACGGCCTCCCTCATCCGCCTCTTGGAAGGCGCATAAGACACCCCTCCCGCGCCGGCACTAGCGATGCCGACGAGAGAGGGGCCCGCGCAGAACCCGCTCAACGACGAACCCCGGGTCATCGCTCGCCAGCAATCCCGGGGTCACGTCCTCACAGAAAGGCACCACGCCTGTGGACAGCTTCGCATATCAGCCACCGCGTAAGAAGCGCGGCGGGCCTCACCATGGCCACCGCCCCCGCAGCGCCCGCATGCGGCACGGCTCTCGGAAGTCCGCCGCTCAGCTGCGGGAGCTGAGTGCATCGGACCGCCTCCAGGTCCGCGCCGAGCTGCGCACCGTCCAGCTCCTGACGAGGGCCGTCTGATGACCGGCCGCGCTGGCCGTCTCCGCCTGGTGCACGACACCGGGCGGGGGCGGCCCGCACCCTCGTACGACCGCTGGGCCCGCCGCATCGCGGTCCGCTACGGCCTCACCCTCCCTGAAGCCCGCGCTGAACTCCGGCGCCTCGCCGCCAACGGCTGGCAGCTGTGGGAGTTCGAGCACCGGTTCGCATCCGAACGACAGGACGACATCGCGTGAGTATCCGTCTGATCGTCGAGGTTCTCGACCACTGGAAGGACTTCGGTCTGACCGCGGGCGAGCGCAACGACCTGATCGTCGTGGCCGAGAACGCCAACGAGCAGACGCGGGAGACCGTTGGTCCGCTGCACGAGGAGTACATCCTCGACCGGGCCGGGAAGAGCGCCGCTGGCTGGAAGAACGCGCTCGGCAAGCTCATGGGCAAGAAGGCGCTGGAGTATGCCGTCCGCAACGGACGGGAGATGCGAGGGCACTCCGGGCAGTACGCGGTGTACCGCATTCCGGATCTGTGCTCGGACGCTCCGCACGATGGTTGGCGCGGTCACTGCACTCGCCCGGAAAGGGTCACCTCTCAGGTGACCCAACACGACGACGAGAACGCCGGAAAGGGTCACCTGTCAGATGACCCAATCGACGAAAAGGGTCACCTGAGAGGTGGAGAAGGGTCACCTGAGAGGTGTGAATGGGTCACCCCAGAGGTGACCCCTACCCCTCTTACTCCAACTACCCCAACTACTTCTTCTGCCGCGCGCGACTCCGCCACCGTCAACGGCCGGCAGCAGAAGAAGAGCAAGCCTCCGGCCGCTGGCCCGATTCCCGGTGATGCTCCGCACCTCGACGACGTCGAAGCCATCTGCAACCACCTCGCCGACGCCATCCAGAAGCTCACCAACGAGCGGCCGACGATCACCAAGCGGGACTGGCGCGACCCTGCCCGACTGCTCCTCGACAAAGACGGCCGCACCTTCGAGCAGATCCTCACCGCCATCGACTGGGCCCACGGCGACGCCTTTTGGCAGGGCGTCATCACCAACCCAAAGGCGCTCCGCAACAACTACGCCAAGTTGCGACAGAAAGCGGCGGCCGAGCGGCGCAAGCCCGGCGCCTACCAGAACCCCGATGACCAATCCGAATACGACGAGAGCTTGATCTGATGTCCTACCACTCGAAGCTCACCATCGACTTCGCCAGCCTCGACATCCCGCCCGGCACCTACACCCTCCCCACCCTCGCCGATCTCCGCGCCCACACGCTCGGAACCGACGACGAGCGCACCCTCGACGACGACTATCAGCGCATCGAGCGGCACTTCACGGGCACCCTCGCACTATCCGACCTGACCCCCGACGACGTCCGGTTCCTGCGCGCCCACTTCGGAGAGCAGGTCACCGAGTACCGCCAGCAGGCCATGGACTACTTCGCGGCCAAGGCGCCGCGCCGCTTCGCCGCAGCCTGCCCCGACGAGCGGGCCATCGCGTGGGCCCGCGGTTTCGCGGCCGACCGGCACGCCTTGAAGTCGCTGCTGCTGATCGGGCCCACCGGCACGGGCAAGACACACCACGCCTGGTCGGTGCTGCGCGCGGTCGCCGACACCGGCACCCAACTGCGGTGGCAGATGCACACAGCCGCAGACCTCTACGCCCAGCTGCGCCCGCGTGACGGCGAGGACTCCCACGACACGTTCCGGCGGATCGCCGACGCGCATCTCCTCGTCCTCGACGACCTCGGCGCCTCCAAGTGGACCGAGTGGGTCGAGGAGATCACCTACCGGCTGATCAACCACCGGTACGAGGAGTGCCTGCCGAGCGTCTTCACCAGCAACCTCCCGCCGGCGAAGCTGCGTGACGCCCTGGGCGAGCGTGTCGCCTCCCGACTCACGGAGATGTGCGACCGGATCGTCCTCAAGGGCGACGACCGGCGTAAGGGCGGTGCCGCGTGAGCATCGACACCGAGGCCGCGGCCGACTTCCGGCGTATCCCCCCGCAGGACCGGGACACCGAGCGGTCCCTGCTCGGCGAGATGATGCTGTCGAAGACCGCCATCGACGAGGTTGCCGGGACGCTCAAGGGCTCCGACTTCTACGACCCGCATCACGAGACGATCTATGCGGCGATCCTTGACCTGTACGGCCGTGGCGAACCCGCAGATCCGCTCACCGTGGGAGCCGAGCTGACCAAGCGCGGAGACCTGAGCCGGGTCGGGGGCGGGCCGTACCTGTTCACCTTGACTCAGTCGGCAGTCACCACGGCGCACGCCGAGCAGCACGCCGAGATCGTCCGCGATCTGAAGGTTCTCCGCGAAGTCGTCGCGGTCAGCGAGAACATCACCGCGATGGGGTACGCGGGCGAAGGTGGCACCGCCGAGATCGTCGACCGCGCGCAGGCCGCGATCCTCGGCCTGACGGCGCAGCAGACCGACGACACACTCAGGGCTGTCGGCGACCTCAGCGAAGAGTGGCTCGACGAGATCGAGCAGATCGGTCAGCGCAACGGCGAGATCACCGGGGTGCCGACCGGCTTCATCGACCTGGACCAGCTGACCAACGGACTCCAGCCCGGACAGCTGATCGTGATCGCGGGCCGTCCCGCCATGGGCAAGAGCACGCTCGCCCTGGACGTGGCCCGCTCCGCCGCCATCAGGCACCGCATGCCGACCGCATTCTTCTCACTGGAGATGAGCCGCAAAGAGCTGATGAGCCGGATGTTCTCCGCCGAGGCCCGTGTCTCCCTCCATCACATGCGCTCCGGCACGATGAACGACGACGATTGGACGCGGCTCGCCCGCCGGATGCCAGACGTCAGCGCGGCGCCGCTGTACATCGACGACGGCGGCGAGCTGACGCTCATGAACGTCTGCATCAAGGCCCGCCGGCTGAAGCAGCGCAACGACCTGCGGCTGATCGTCGTGGACTACCTCCAGCTCATGCAGTCCGGTTCCGGGCGCCGCGGCGAGAACCGGCAGCAGGAGGTGGCCGACATGTCCCGCAGGCTGAAGCTCCTCGCGAAAGAACTCGACGTGCCGATCATCGCCTTGTCGCAGCTGAACCGAGGGTCGGAACAGCGATCGGACAAGAAGCCTGTCCTGTCGGATCTGCGGGAGTCCGGGGCGATCGAGCAGGACGCCGACATGGTGATCCTCGTCCACCGCGAGGACGCCTACGAGAAGGAGTCACCGCGGTCGGGTGAGGCGGATCTGATCGTGGCGAAGCACCGTAACGGGCCGACGGCCACGGTCACGGTCGCCTTCCAGGGGCACTACTCCCGGTTCGTCGACATGGCGCAGACGTGATCCCGCTGCCCGGTATCCGCGATAAGGGCGGTGCCGCCCAGCTCGGCGCCAAGGGTCCTCACCAGCGAGGCCCCTTCGGGTGGTGGCCCAACGAGGACCACCTCGAGGAGGACCACGACCAGGACGACGAGCCCGCCTGTTTCAGATGAAACACCCGCCACTGACTTCCGGCCGTCGACCGGCGGCCGGCCAAACGAAGGAGACCGACATGCAGCTCAGCGAGAACTGCGACTACGAGATCGAACCCGGCCGCTTCTGCGACAAGCCCGCCACCTGGCTCGCCCTCTCCGGAGACGCGCCCGAGTCGTGGGCGGACCAGGGCGCGGGCAATGCGTCCGTCGCCTCGTTCTGCTCGTACTTCCACGCGAAGGCGGAGCCCCGGCCGAACCTGGCTGCCGCCAAGCGGGCCGCCGCAGTGGTCGCCGAGCATTTGGCCGGCGGTCACGACTACGGGATCCCGGCCGTGTGGCAGCGCCTCATCGACGCGTACCCGAAGCCCGTCCCGTACACCGCAGCCTGACCCGCACACGAAACGGCCGGCCCGCGGGAACCGGGCCGGCCACCCACAGGATCGCACCGAAGGAGAACACCATGTCCAACCACACCGAACACCGGCCCGTCAGCTTCGAACCCGCCCCCACCGGCTGGCGAGCCGTCTTCCTCGCCGACACCAACACCGGATACGACACCCTCGCCCTCGCCGGCTGGCTCCTCGTCGAAGAAGTCTCCGCCGACCGGTACAGCAACATCGACCCCCACACGACCCCGGCCCCCGAGCACCGCCGCCGTAAGTACGCCGCCGC